GTGAAAAAAACGGGTAATTTGGCCGGAGGGGATACTTATTTTACACTCGCATCCTCTTTAACCGGGAGGGTCTGTGTGTAGACTTTTGTATCGGTCTTTCCTTTCCCATTGTATACCCAAATCTCATAAGCGTACCCAGCGTTTACCGTGGCCAAGGCTTTCTCTTCCACATTTCCTCGCTTGAGTTGAAGCGTCCATTCAGACTTTACTTCAATAATTTTGTTCTCAGAGGGAATGAAGAAGTCAGGAAAGTAGACATGCTTTTTTCCCTCGATTGTATAGTCAATTGAAGGAATATTTGCCCTTCCAATACAAAGAGCCTCTTCAGTATATAGATTGACTAGATCATCCAAGGCTAACCTCTCGTATCCTTGAACTTTTACTTGGGTTCCACTCGGGAGGGTATAGTCCTTATAGGCATATGCGTTTGCTTCAGTCTTGATTTGAACTTCCTTATTCTGATTTGGATGTCCACCGTATTTGTCTAAGCAGGTTGCCTTCCATTTATCTTGAACTTCCTGAGTTTGTTTCGGATGTCCACCATACGTTTTGATATAGGTTTCTTGTATCTTTTTCTTTATTTCAGGAAGTTGTCCTGTATTTGTTACACCGTATTTAGCAAGATTTGATGCCTGTTTACGTTCTTCCTTTTTCTTCAAACTACACCCCTCACAATACGGAAGTCGATGAACATGTAACATCTCAAAGCGCTTCGATGTCTCCGTCCCACATTCACATCGAAAGGTAACTCTGAGTCGCTGTGTATACTTTGGATATGAGGCTATTGATGTTGCATTTCCAGAAGATAAAATCTCTTCAAGCAGATCTTTCGTGTATTTCATGACCCGGATCTTCTCCCCTCCCCCTCTTCACTTTTCTGCCGGGGAGGGTTCAGAATCGTAGTATATATAGTAGCCGGTATAAACGACTGAATTGCTTAACGGTATATGGATATCCCATCAGACATATCTCGACTCGGTAAACGAACCGTGGTCGATGGAAAAACAACCCTTGATAATTTACACCAAATGCAAATGAATGATATGCGCCGGGAGGAAGGATTAGTTGACACGATTGAAGAACATATTGAGCTGTTAAAGGGAGAGTTGGGGAAGGGGACGGATATTGTAACGAGAACCCAACTCGAAGAACGATTACTCTATTTAACCAAAAAGCGCGACGATCTTGCCTCTCGCAGCTCAATGTATGATTATTTCTTCGATACCGGCGAGTTATTATTTAAGTACTATGATCTCCAGGAAAAGATCCAGGGGGGTGAATCTACGGGATCAAAGCAGGTGAAAGTCAAGCCGGGGAGTGTACTGGCAGCCTTGCGCGACACCACTTCCCCCGAGGTAAAGCCGTCCCACCAGCCGGAGGGGAGGGATGTTTTACTGGAAAAATATATGCAAAAGGTGAATCCTGAAAATGCCAAGATGCAGACCAACGTCTCCGAGGATCCCCATGGGATGTGTGAACGGTGCGATCTTGAAATGAAATTCAGTCCGATCGAAGCGCTCTTTTTCTGTGAACAGTGCGGCTACCAGGAGTTTGTTCTCATTGATAGCGACAAGCCGAGTTACAAGGATCCTCCCCGGGAGGTTACGTATTATGCCTATAAGCGAATCAATCATTTCAATGAATGGCTCGCTCAATTCCAGGCCAAAGAGAGTACCGAAATCCCTGAAGATATTTTTCAGGCGATTCTGGAGGAATTGAAAAAGGAGAGGATTGTGAGTGTGGAAGATATCAAACAAGTAAAGATCCGTGAAATCTTGAAGAAACTCAAGTGTACTAACTTCTATGAGCATGTCCCGTATATACTGAACAGAATCAATGGAAAAACAGCTCCTGTCATGTCGAGGGAGATTGAAGAGAAGCTGCGGTTCATGTTCAAGGAGATCCAGAGTTCCTTTGTGAAACATTGTCCTAAGACCCGCAGCAATTTCTTATCGTATTCCTATGTTTTATATAAATTCTGCGAACTTCTGGAGCTCGATGATTATTTACAATGCTTTCCTCTGTTGAAAAACAGGGATAAGTTGTATAATCAGGATAAAATCTGGGAGCGTATATGTACCGATCTACGCTGGCAGTTCATTCGGTCGATTTAGTTTTATTCACACATACCACTAGCATTTCTTGACTTTCCATTTTCACATGTACTTTTAGTGTTAGCGGATTGTGAAACGTTTTTATTCCAACCAGAAACCGTTCCCCCCATAGGCTTAGTATTTGCATTTACACTAACAAAAAACCCTTCCATTCCCTTCAACACCATGGTGTGGAGGAGGTGGAAGACCAGGGCAAAAAGAACCGCGTGAACCGCGGCTACCATCCTCTTGGATCCTCCCTTTGGTAAGCTAACCAGAATACCAGGAGTCAGTACGAAAAACAGAACGGCGATACCAACACTCATGCACAGATGGAACATTTTACAAGGAGTGGAGAAAATAAATTACTTAGATTTTGTGGCAGTCTTAGCACCGAGTTTTGTGGCAGTCTTAGCATCTGTGTTAGGTTTAAATCCCTCATATCCATAAATAGCCTTAGATACCATCTTGTGGCTGAAGTGGTAGACTAAGGCAAAGACCACGGCGTGAGTGGCAGCCACCATCACCTTGGAACCACCCTTTGGCAGGGTCAGCAAAATACCAGGAGTCAGTACGTAGAAGAGAGCGGCAACAAAAAGACTCATGTACAGATGAAACATTTCTATTATCATCTAGCTTTTTCCGCAGCAGCGGTGGGAGCAAAGCCGGAAGCAGTAAAAGTTGACCGATTCGTCGCCACATCGAACCCGTCCAACCATGAGTCTCGAGTTGATCCTTGGTCCTATGTTTGCAGGAAAATCCTCCACCCTTCTTCAGCGTATCGGACGCGCTCATTCTCTCGGATGGAAGACCTGTATTCTTACGTCGAATCTTGATACTCGCTACGATTCTTTCGGCACGAGTATTTATACGCATACCGGTGAACGACTGTCAGCTGTCGGGGTGAAAACCTTGACGGAGGCCTTAGATCTCGATGAGTATGCCCAGGCCAAGGTTGTCTTTATTGACGAGGCGCAGTTCTTCCCTGATCTCTATACCGTCGTAATGCGAATGGTTGAGGAGGATGGACGTCATGTGACAGTAGTTGGGTTAGATGGAGATTGGAAGAGAGAGCCGATCGGACAGATCCTCGATCTCATTCCTAAGGCTGATTCCTATACCAAACTCACTGCCTTATGCAAGCTCTGCGGGGATGGAACATCTGCCGTCTTTAGCATGAAGACGATTACAGATGATCAGCAGATTGCCGTTGGGGGTGCGAATACCTACAAGGCAGTATGCAGGAAACATTTCTTGACAGCACAATAAGTGTAATCAATAAGTCTAATCCGTCTTCGTTCCAGAAGATGCATTAGATGCTTTTTACCGCTTAACGTACCATGGGGAATCCTACCAGGTTTGCACCGATACCGAACCCAGCACCCTGCCTGGCCGTCACGCCGATGGAAGGGGAAAAGATGTCCAGCACGGCGAACACGGCAGCAGCCGCGATGGTCACAGACACGATCTCATCCATGGGCAGGGGCTTGCGAGGGATGAAAAACAGAGCCAGGGCAACAGCGACACCTTCCACAACGTACTTGATGAGGCGGGTTAACAGATCATTCATGTCCATTCTATCTATATTCTGGTAAAAGATTTTTTCAGACAGGTCTAAAGGGTATTCGGCCTAATTGTTTAGAATGAGCACAGAGCCTGCCGAAGACTATTTGCTTGAAGATGTGGAACTCCCTAGCCAGAAGGTTGTACTTCTCAGTTTTCTTAGCCCGGAGAAAGTTCTGGCGAACAAGGATATCTTTATGTTCAAGAAGTTCTTGGCAAACTATGATCTGCAGTGGAAGACAGTGAAGCTGGAGCAGTGGATGGCTGAGCAGTTTCGTGCTGTGAATGCCAAGCTGGAGACCCTTGCCGGTAATAGCGAGAGCAAGACCAAGGAGGAGGTTGTCGAGGAGATGAAGGCGAGCCTTCTGCGCCCAGATCTTTTTGTCGAGAGCTACCAGGCGTACGTGAAGGAGAACCTGGCTGAGATGAAGACCCAGAAGCTCCAGGAGGACTATGACGACTTCTTGTTTGCGAACTCTGCCAAGCTGGAGGAGGAGTTCTTCGCTCTGAATGAGTTTCGCACCACTATGCGTGGAATCAAGGTACGCGGTGTGTTTGCCACAGAGGCGGAGGCATCCATTCGTGCCAAGAGGCTCCAGAAGTCTGATCCTTCTTTTAACATTTACCTGGGGAGTGTCGGGAAATGGATGGCCTGGGAGCCGGATCCAAATAAGGTGGGGGAGAGCGAGTATGCAAACGACGAGCTCAATAGTCTGATGAAGAAGTATCGCGAGAATGAGGAGGCTCGTGACCAGTTTTACACGGAGCAGAAGAGGCAGAAGCAGGGCGTGGTGTCTGTAACAGAGCCTAGTGCTTCTGCCTCTGCAGCAGCAGGCGAAACCTCTTATGAGGGAATGTTCGCTGGTCCAGCAGATCTTGCCATGGAGCGCAAGGCGGAGAGGCGGGCAGCAAGTTCCAGTGATACTCTTGATTAGGGCGCGTAGGGATTCGTCGATTCAATGAATCAAACACTTCTATATACAAATGAAACACTTCTATATACTGCATATCTCATATGAAGTCTATAGGAAAGCCGTCTAGGTTAATTTGTCAAATGTGGACGGTTCGGAATATGCGCCTGAAGACTCTGCTTGGTTTTCCGTATCCTGCTCATACATGCGCAAGCGTTCCGTCTTTGCACAGAATCCATTAATGCATTTCAATCCAACGTCGCAAGGAGCATTGACTCCACATTGCACAGCATCCGTAAAGGATTCCATGATATTCAGTCGACTATGGGCAAAGACAAGGATCAATCCCAGGACGAGAATGAGAATAAGAGTATTGACCAGATCTCTCGTGAATATCATCGAGTACTAGTTGAAGCAGCTAAAAAAAGGGCTTAGAATTTCTTCACATTGATCATGGGTCCCTTCAAGCGTCGATTTGCTGATGCATCGTATTGATTTCCTTCCTCGGGATCCTTTTCCCTGTAATGTTCCATGGAATGTTTCCAAAATTCCGGGGCACCGATCTGAAACTCTCCATGCATCTCTGCCTTGTACCAAAAGACAATATCTTCCAGTTTGTTACTCTGCGAATTATTGTTCATCACAATACATTCATAATTCTGTGTACACTGATCCATCACTTGGCAGAAAAATTCCAAGCTGGGGAAGGCGCTCCCGAAATTCTCAAAAATACGTTTCCTGTTTGTCACATACGGCTCTCGTAAAATAAAGCAGTAATCCACATTCGTTCTCAACATAGGGGGAATACCAAGGGGATATTGCATAGTAATCAGGAAAAACACCTTTAACCACCGTCCGTTCAAGAAGAGATAGCGAATATTCCTGTCGTGTAACCAGCTGTCGTCGTATAAACAATCGTCCATAATCAAAAAAGATCGTGGATCGGTTCTCGATGTCCCCGTCGCTTCAATCTCCTTTTGCACCTTTGCCATGATTAACTTTTGCCTCTTGCAGAAATTGGCGATAATAATGGGATTGTAGTCTCCATGAATAAAGAGGGGAGGAATGAGTTTCTTATAGAATTGATTTGATTCTTCTGTTCCACTAATCACCGTTCCTAGAGGCATAGCTTGGTGGTGAAAAAGAAGGTCACGAACTAAGGTAGATTTTCCCGTACGACGACGCCCAATAAATACACATACCGCATCCTGGGGAATCATTTTCATATCAAACTTCCGGATATTCACATTGAGAGCGGCACTCGCATCGGTCATTGCAAATCTCCTTTCGTCTACATAATATTTGCGGTTAATTCTCCGAGAACTATCCAATATGTCATGATAGATGGATTCATGTTTAAATCAACCTATTGAAATCTC